TTTAAGTCAACGATAGCGTCACCAACACCCCGTAGTTTGACGTATGCGTCACATCTTCCAGCATACCCTGCGCCAACAAGTGCCTTCTCGCACCAGTAGGTCTTTTCAACATTTTCTTCTGCCCACTTCTTAAACGTGGCGATGTATGGTTGCAGGATTGGGTCTGTGGTAGTATCACGTCCCATAAGGATATTTTCTGCCTGCTCGTGCATAAGCGTGCCATGTTGAGCTGCCTTCGTTGTTGATTCTTTAGAGTCCTTAACCACTCTTCGAGCGTAATCTTCGAGCGTTTCATTTTCCTCCTTTGGCAACGTAAGTGATGCCATTATACTTTGCTCAATTTTCCAATTGGTCAATTGGGGCCTATCCAAAATAGACAAAATCGAAGTGACGCTAGGATAGAGAAGCATCTTCCTAGCATCGGCAACAGTCGTATTTCTAAAGTTGCCATTCTTGCCCATAATAGTATGGGCAGACTCTCCATTTTCTTTGTACCAATGGCCCGCCTGATCCTCTTGGACCAGACGGGTAACATGCTTCTTTCCATCTATATAGACAGAACCATTGCTAATTGTGAGTGCCATTAGAATGGCACTTGGTTGCCGTCTGCGTCCACCTCGACCTTAGTGGCCGTGGACTTGCCAGCAGCGGTAGCAAACTCCTTGGATGCTCGGATCTTCTCCTGCAACCAATCGGGCATATCATTGAACTGCCCAGCCTCACCCTGTTCGATCTCGTAGTACAACTGGTCGTTGGTGGTGGTAGCTGGGGCTTTCATGCCCTTGGGTAGTTTGGATGCACCCGCGATGGCACAGTATTGCCGACCCTGCTGGCTGGTCTTATGGATCAAGGTTAGCATAGCTGGCTTACCAAGAAGGTTCTTCAAGCTAAATGCCTGGAGTTCCTTGGAGGTAAAGGTCTGACCGCGCCATTGTTCGAGAAGCTTGCGAAGGCTGGCTTTCTCGCCAAGGCTGCGGGTCTGCTCAATGCTAACGACCATAGGCTTTTGGACTGTGGTGCGTTTGCCATTCTCCTCGACCTCAAACTCATCGGTCTGATCGGGCAACTCAAAGGTCAAGCGGACTTTAGGTGTCCACTTCTCTTGGTTGTCCCAATTGGTTTTCTGGTGGCCTAGGTCAACTAGGCTGTAAAGAACGCCTACGGTTGCGCCAGCTTCGGGCAACTTGCGTTCTTGTTTTGCTGATTCACTTAATGTTAGTGCCATGTTATTTCTCCTTTATTTATTTGTTTGGGTTTATTGTTGTTGGGGTAAGGTCTTCAAAAGCTGGTGACTTGACGTAAAAGCCCTGCGCGATGGTTGCGGTCTTTGCATACTCAATAGTGACATTTGCTGGCGCAATCTGTCGAGCTAAATCACACACGCTGTCGGCGGTCAATATGACCAGCCATTCCTTGCGTCCGTTGCGGCGGAAGAATACAGATGGGATCTTGCCCTTGGGACAATCACGCTTGGATTGTTCCATCCACTCTTCGGGTTTGAGTGCTTGGCAACGCTTGCCTTCTATGTGGAAAGGAAAGTTCTCGCAAACTACATCACCGCTACCGCCCTCGGGGTTGCCTGCGTATTGGGCGGTCCTTCTGGCCTTCTGCCAGCCCTGCTCTCGCAGGTAGTTTGCTAACTCGCGCTCACCCGCTGCGCCTTTAGCCCGACTATTGATTTTGCCCATTGGTTGGTTCTAGCCAACCGCCCCATCCAAGGTCGATAAATTATTTAGTTCCGCCAAGTCTTATTAGCTTTACTAATATCCTCATTAAATCTTCTAATCATTGCCATCATAGTCAGTTTCTCTACGATCTTCTTGTTTTTCTTGACCCAAGCCACAGCCTCATCAAAGGACTCCATATCCTTCAGACCTTCCTCAAACTTAGCCCAAGCCTCTTTCTCGTTCACAAGCTTTGGAATACACGCCAGTTCTGGCCTGTCGATGGGCAAAGTTTAGTTGTTATGCTTTTGCACTTGGCGATTGGCAACAGCCAGAATAGGTCATCGTTCATGCCCCAGCAGGCCACATAATCCACGCCACTGATAGCGCGCTTGGGGATATTAAAGCCATTGCCACTGCTGGTAGTGAATCGGTACTTGGTGCGCCCAGGCTCTACGGTCTGTGCGGTCTTAACTTGGATGCGGAAAAACTTATTGTTCTTCTCTGCCACCACATCGTACCCAGCAAAGTCCTCGTAAGGCGTAAGCACGTTGTACCCGCACCGCAACAACGCGCTAGTAACGCGAGCTACTCCAACTGCCCCTATTTGGCGGGTAGTTAATTTCATGCTTGACGGCTTTCGATTTGTCCTAGAGACTTTTCCCAATGAAAGCAATAATAACTATAACACTGACGGCGATGCTGATGGCATCGGTGATGGCGGAAGATGAAACTGAAATGAATGATTTTGTTGGTGGAGTTTATGAAGGCAGCGGAATATCCGCAACTGCTGGCAATGTCGCAGTGGGAACACAAGGCTCGATAATAAGGGCTGGTGATACATACCTTACTCCTACTGGAGTTTATGTGAAAGCTGGCGATAGCTATGTTTCCGCAAACCGAACAGTAGTTCGCGCTGGTGATTCATTTGTCGGATATAATACTTCGCAAGTAAAAGCTGATAATGTATTTGTTGGTCGATCTGTGGCGATTGTTTCTGGAGCTACTATCTTTAAACAATCTTGGGCGAGCCGTTAACCTTGCCCAAAGGTTGACAATCTATTCCTAATCCTAGCTTCTAAGCCAGGAATGAATTTCTTTCTGGCTGGATTGCGTTCAGCCATATTGTACTCATCCTGCAATTGAGCATCGCTGGCCGCACGCATTAACGCCCTTGGCTCGACCTGGTTGATCGCGGCTAATGTCTTAGGACCAAACCCGCCATCTACCGCCACCTTCTGCCCCAGCGTGTTCAATCCTTGCTGGATGTACTTCGTTGCACCGCCCAGCCCACGATTAAACGCGAGATCCTGCGTGAATGGTTGGAGTGCTTGAGGGAGTTTTTCAACGAGTGGCGCGGTGTATCCTTGGATATACTCTGCCGCAGCCTTCGCTCTTTCTTGCGCTGGGAGCGATGAGATTGCTTTGAATGCTTCTGGATGGTATCGGTCATTGATTCCAGCTACTTCAAAGTTTCCACCCATATCTCCAGTTGGCAACTTGTAGACGGAAAGATTACCCTGCTTATCCTTGCGACCCTCCCACTCCACGGTTTGCAATGGTAGCGGAAGCGCGCCAGAAGGTTGCTGTGCTGGTGCTGTCGGTGGCTTAACATATTCGCTCATAGGTTCTATCCTCGCGGTCTGTTCTGGCGGTTGCTGTGGTGGTTTTGAGTAAGGCTCAAACTCCATGCGGATCGCGTTGTTGCGATCCTGCTGGCTTAAACCAGTTTGGCGTGACGCTGATCCAGAGATGTCGAATTTAGCCATTTATTCTCCTTGTTGCATCATAAGCTCTCGGCCTATCTCTTGACGCTTCTGCATCTCTTCTGGAGATAGCTCGCGCCTCATGCTCTTTGTGAGCGACTTGCTGATCTTATAGTCTCTGTACTTGTTGTTGGCTATGGCGGAAGCATTGTCAACGCCCATACCGCCAGCACGCATAGCTGAGATAGCCTCTGACCTAGAAAGACCAAGCAACATAGCAGCGTGAAAATCCTTGTTTGCCTCATCGAACATAATTCTGCGTCTGTTCTGCATCTTCTCGAACTGTTCCCGCACTTTCGCTTCTGGAACATTGCCAACCGCGCCATAGGTTTCTGTGAATATCCTACCAACATCAGCCATATCCGTATTAAATCTGGATGCCTTCGATTCGAGTGCTTTGGATACGTTAATGGATTGCGGACGGATGCCGAACAGCGCAGACAATTCCTCGGATGGCTTGTAGATACGACCATACTTTGAAACGGTTGTATCTGGCTGACCAGTTAGGGCGTATCCAATTCTGCGGATTTGGGATACGGTTGCTGGTTCGTTTTGGCGCAAAAGATAAGATATTGTATCAAGCGACTGATCTGTAAATGTGTCTTGCGGATTACGGATTGTTCTTCCTTGCGGTGCTTTTCCGTAATATGCGGATATGATTGAGTTCGCCAAAATACTTGGTCCAATATATGACTCTGTGAAATCTTTGATTGCGCCGAATATTGATTCCTCTGGGTCTCTTCCAGAGATAGCCGCCTGCACAGGGCCAAAGAATATCTCGTAAGGGCTAGTGTAGGATACGTCAATATATCCAACATCTTTCCCATCCATTCCAGTAGGCATAAGAGAGGCGTTCTTTTGGTATGGAGCAACGAATCTTCTTAACGCATCAACCTTTCTGTCATTAAATCCAGTTGCCCATTTCCCAAGTTCAACAACTCCAATCAGTGCTGATGTTCCAAGAATCATTCCAGCAAATCTATTAAATGCGTACTTCCGCATACCAGGTGTCTTGAAATCTTCTGCTGCATATCGCAATGTATTTGGAAGAATTCTCAACATTTCAGAAGGCCAAGATACAAACTGACCAATGAGTGGCTGCAATCGGAATGCCTTAATGATCCTTGGCACGCGAGAGTAGGTTGGCCTGGTGTTCTTAACTCGCTCGGCTGCGATAACCTCAGCCTCTTGGCGAGACAACCCTCTTCCATCCATAAGTTGCTTCGTTTCGTTCTCCCAAGCCATCAACTTGAACAAATTATCACCAGCACGATAGGTTTTGTTTAGTGTTTCAATGCCAACCTTAACTCCTTTTCTTACAAAACCAGCACCAGTTCCAGCTAGTTTGCCCGCCTTTGCAGACAACTCTTCCGCAAGGTCAATAGTCGATCCCTTGTAGCTCTGCGCATCCTTGAGCATTTGCGTAAATTCATTAAGAACAGTGTTGTCGTACACGCCAAGCTGTGCAGCGCGAGTAAGATAAGCCCTGCCTTCTTTTGTATCCACAGATGGAACTCCAAATTCAGCTAATATTGTTCTAACTGGCTTTAGGTTTCCACCAAAATTGAAGTTTCCGTTTACGATCTCGATCAATACGTTTGAAATAGGATTCCTAAATTGAGCCTGGATGCTCCCAACTGTCTTACCCCACTTGACCCAAGCATTTGCCATTGAGTAAAGCTGAAATGCTGTCCCGCCCTTATGGAACATTTCAAAATTCTCAATGGCATCGACCAAATCCTTCTCGGCGTACAAGCCATTTAGTGGCGAGCGAGTGTCCGATCCGTCAGCCGCAATCTGCGTTGCTGCATTGCCAGTTGGTCTTTCAAAGAATAGTTTGTTGGCAACGCCAAATTCTTTCAGTTTGTTCAACTGCTCTTGGGACTGGAGCAAGTTAATCATCTTGCTTGCCGACCTTGCGTAGTTAATGACTGGATCATTGTACTCGCCCATCAAAAATCTGATTTGCTCTGGAATATCTTGCCTTGCTTTCGTTATGCCAAGTTTTTTGCCAATCCCAGCAGACTGTATCAAAGATTCAAATGGCTTATCCATTCCGCCCTCAACCAATTCCTTAATCTTGCCCTGCACCTCGGCCTCGGTTGTGGCTGGGTTGGCGGCCTTCATCTGTGTTCTTACAAAGTTTTCAGCCTCAACGTATGCGGCTGGATTCCTTTGCTTCACAAGCTCTACATTGTATTTAGGATTATCAAACTTCTCGTAAGAACGAGTCAGATACTCTCCCTTATTCATTCTGATAACGTCAGCCTTACTCATTCCAGAAGGTCCAACTTCCTGCGAGAACACGCCAGATTGGATTAAGCCTTCAGATAAGTTATCTAGCTGACGGCGCATCTGCTGTGCTACTGGTCTGATTGCTTCTGGAAGATTCTCTGCTGGTAGATAACCGCGCAGGAACTGATCGACTTGGAGCGACTGATCTTGGGTTAATTTAGGCTTGCCATTAAGCTCTCTGGCTGCATTCGACAAATCCTTCAGCGTGAAATCAATCTGCTTGAGCATCGCTTGCGTGCGCGATCCCTTGGCTTCCATAATGTCAAACATTTCTTTAGGAAGATTCCCTTCGGTGGTAAGCCACTTCTGCGCTACCTTGGCCGCGCCTTCCTGCACATCGGATACAATGAACCCAGCCTCGCCAGCCTTGCCACGCATTGGGCGAGGGATGGTTGTTTTAGATACAGCTTGTTTTGGTTCTCTAATTAAAACAGAATTGCTTCCTTCAAATTTAGGAACAAACCCATTCCTTTTGTACCAATCACCAAGCTGTTGAAATGTTAAAGATTTTTGTCCCTTGCCAGAAAGTGATTCAACTGTGGCTGGTTCAAGCTGAAGCGTTACATTTGATTTATCAGCAATATCAGTAAGCTTCTTTAAAGCATTGCTTGCGCTTCCAGTTCCACGTTTTGTCGGATCGGTTACAATTCTTTCAACGGTATAAATTTGATTGCCATTTTTATCAATATCGGCCTCATACGATTGGGAAACCTTGCCTCTTCGCAAATAAAGACCAGAAGATGATACTGCAATTCTTGTATCCCCAGATACAATTGTGCTGTAATAACTATTATCTATTTTTATCCCACCTTCTTTTTCCCAGTTTTTATTTTCATCGTAATCAGATGCGGCAAGATATTTTACTCCAGATTTATTTATGTTTTTCTGCCATTCAAGATATTGCTGACCTGGATCGGAATAAGAAGTTTCCACAATTGGTTTTTCTTCTTTAACAGCCACAGCCTCCAAATCTTGCCTCAACCCTCTCTGTCCCTGCGGAGATTGCCTGATCCTCTCCTCCATACCCTTCTCTAATTCAATTACTGCGGCTGCTTCTTCTGCTTTTCTTGTCGGCCTAAACTCACCTTCCGCTGGCAACGCCAACCTTTCGCCACTAGGCAACTGCGTCCTTGGCGTGAAAATCGGACCTTCGCGTACAATCTCGCCTTGCAATCCGCGAGTGTCTGGAATAATGGCCTCACGATTGATGCCTTGGGATTCGATTGTAAATACGTTTGTCTTCGGAACTGGATCGTTTAGATCGACTATGCTTTCCTGCATTTGTGTCGTGATTCCACGCCGTTGCATCTCGGCTGTGTCGGCTGCTGTACCACGTACGCTTCCACGTACGCCTGCTTCTGGTAATTGTTCCTGCGCGACTACAGTGGCTTGCCTAATCGGACGCTCTTGGCGTACTTGCTGAATCTCTGTTGAAACTGTTTCTGGAAGCGATGGTGCTTGTAGCTGTTGCTCGTAGTAAGGGCGAACTTCTGGTTGCCCAGGCTTGGGCGCACCAACCTCAAGGTCAACCTTGTCCAGCACTCTTCTTCCGCCAAGCTCAACCTCGGTACGCTTGGCTCGCTCAACTCCAGTAGCTTGCGTCCTTTGTGCTTCGTTAAGGATTTGTTGCCAATCACGCATTTCAGCAGGCGTTGCCCTGCCATCCTTAACCTTGTAATTTAGATCCTTAAACTCGTTGAAATTGTATCCCTTAACCCTAGACCCGCTACCAAGGCCAGCGTATAAAGCACCAAACAAAGCGTCCTCGGCAACTGTGCCAGGTGTAACCTCTCCGCCAGTAATAGCCCTAACTCCGCTTCCAACAGCCGAGCTAACTCCAGCAGATACGCCAACCGCTTTACCGAGTTCTTGCGCTGCCCTCTTTGCTCCTAGTTCTTGAAATAATGTTTTGCCAGCCTGAACTAATTGCGCAGCACCAACCGTACCCATAACAACCTCTGGGGCATACTGACCAGCAGCAGCGTAACCTGGCGCAAACTCACGCGCCCTTGCTGTCTTGGGGGTAAACTTCTGCAACCCAGCTTCTGCCAATTCTCCACCAGCAATTGATCCACCTATCCCACCAACCACCGCGCCAATTGGTCCGCCCACAACAGCACCGCCAAGACCACCAGCAATTCCGCCCATAACTGAAGCTGATCCTTTGACTAACCCAGCACGCAATGCAGCCGCTTTTACATTGGCTGGAACGTCAACTGCCTGCGTGTTTACGAAGTCATCAATTTCAACATCTTGTTCTGGCGTGTAGTCTGGAAGCGTAGATGCGTACTGCTTAGTTTCCGCACCCCATTGGCGAGCTAGGTCAACCTGCTCTGGATAGGTAAGAGTCTTGTAATCTTCGGAGGCCTTTACCTCGCTCCAAGCTGGCGGTTCTTCTAGCTTTGGTGGTGGTTCTGCCTCTACTGGCATACCTGCCAGTTGCCTAATACGATTGGCTGACGATAGCTCTAGGGCTTCAGCCATGTTATCTGCCTAGTCTTGTTTTAATCCAATTTGCAGCCGCTGGTTGTTCGGATTCTCCAAAGAAATTGTTTAATTGTGTTTTAATAAACTTTGGAGTGGATGGGTCTTTCCACATTTTTTGTGCTTGTTCGTTTGTGTAGGAAATTGTACTCATTCCATCGTTTGATGTTAGGACAACTTTACCACTAGATTGTGCCTTGAAAAGATTTTTAGTTACATCAGATCCAGCCATCTTGACAGCAGTGTCTGGATCGTAGCCTTGAGCCATGTATGCTTTTGTAAGTTGCGGAACTTGAGCTTGGAAAATTTGCTCGTTAATGTCTGCGGTTGTCTTGCCAACCTGTGGCGCAAGAACAGTTTGCTTTACACCACCAACATCAACGCTTGCAGTAGGCAACAAAGACTTCTCGCCAGCAGCAAAATTCATTGCCGCATCTCTCCTTGCTTGCCTTACCCTTGCTTCGACATCAAGCTCGCCCTGCATTCTGGTTGCCTCAAGTATGCTCGGTCCGCCCTTGGCAGTCATCTTTGCACCCATTTCCTCGCCAATTGGAATGCCAACATCCTTTTGTTTTTCTTGCTCAAGGAATGCGGCAATATCACCAGCTTTTGACGCTCTTCCAATTGCGGTTGACATATCAGATTCCTCTTGGCCCTTTGCAATATCCATGCGAAGTTTCTGAAGTTTTAACGCATCTTCTTCGGCCTTCATTGCCCTTGCCTGCTTGTAGGCATCGCTCTCAAATAGCGTTAATGGTCCGTATGATACTCTGTCCATAAATTATCCTTTATCCGAATTTAAGTGGGCTAAGAAGGCTACCAATTCCTCCAGCAATCTGAGCAAACTGCGATGCTCCACTTTGTTGCCTAGAAATCGCCCCAACCTGCGCACCGTAAGTGTTAGCCAAGTAATTCGCCTGCGATCCGTAAAGGTTTGCAAAAGTATTGGTGAGGTTAACTGGAATTCCTTGATCCACCGTTTGGTAGAACGGCTGTGCCGTAGAAGCCTGTTGGTTAAACCCGCCAGGCAACGCTTGATTGGCTTGAATATACTGTTGCATCGCGCCCTGCTGCTGTGCTGTGCGTGCGCCAGCGAGGTTAGCGATAGAAGGTCCGCCAGCAACAAAGTTGGAAGCTGCACCCAGCCTGTTTTGACGCAATGCGTCACGGAACGCTATATCAGCTTTGAGTGCATCGCCACTCGACAAGCCAGATCCAAGGAAGCTCTGTGCTGCTCCATAGCGTGCAAGCTTTCTGGCTTCGCCAGCAGCACCGATCTGAGCAGCTTCTTGCACTGCTGGTCCAAGGCCAAAGATGTTGCCACGGGCAGTCTGTGCGCCACGGATAGCTTGTTCGTATCCGCGCCGTTCTTCCGCGCCAATTGTCGATCCAAGGCGAAGTTGATTAATGGCCTCGTCCTCAATGGTCTGACGAATCTGCTCGGTCTCTGGCGTGGTCGTAGCACCAATTGGCTGCTCGGCCATCTGGCGATACTGCTGACCCAATCCAACCGCAGTGCGGTATGATTCTGGATCAATTTGGAAAAGCTGTTGTGAAGCACGCTCTTCGGGTAGCTGAACAAAGGATCGGAAGGATGTAATCTCCTTTAGCCCTTCGGGGCTATCCATTGTAATAGGCTTGAAATTCTTCTGCATATTCTGCGCGTCGGTAACTGCGCTGGTTACGCTCTTCAAGTCATCGTTGAGTTGCTTGATGAATACTTCTGAAGATGTGCGCCTGGCATCGCCAGCAGGAAGATCGGCAAGAAGTTTGTTGGCCGTGTTAAGCCCTTCGGTAATACCAGCAATCTGCGTGTTGCCACGCTCAATCACGCTGTTTAGGCGCGATAGCTTTGAGTTATTATAATCGTCAACAATCTGCTGATCGGAGACTTGGAAGTTTAACATCGTGCCAAGGTCAGACGATCCGTAGTTACGGCCAGCAGAAAGTTGTGATAGGGCTTGGTTGAAGGCTGGACCCGCAAGGCCAGCAGTTCCACCACCAGATTGGTCGCCAGTAAGGGCGCGGATTTGCTCGGATAATGAATTATATGTGTTCTCTCTGCTTGTTGCTTCATTTAATTTTTTGTCAAATTCAAGTCTTAACGCTCCTAATTTCTTGTCTTGCTTTACCTCGTCAGATGCAGCTTGCGCTTCTGCTAGGCTTCCGTAAGGATAATCCACAACTCTTTTTAGGTAGTCATCGACTGATGGTGGTGAGGCTTGGTAGCCTAACCTTCTGTCCCTTGATCCTCCATTTCGTTCTGGTGGATTTATGGTTTGTATTTCTCCGTCTGGTGTAACTTTATATTTTACTAAGGGATTATAAATTTGCTCACTTAAAGTCGATTGTATAGACTTGGCCATATTATTAAGCTCCCGCCTTTAACTCTGGACTACCAATGTTCGTGCCAATCGTTCCATAGAAATCAACTGGTCCTGGCTGGCGGTTAAACGCTACGTTCTGCTCAACTGAGCCATAGGGCGATGTGCCATAAAGACGCTCAAACTGCCTAGTCATCTGATCGCCTAGCCCACGATTTAAAGCATACGCCTGTGGGCTGGTCTCATAAGACCTTCGCAATCCCTCCAGCGTCCTCTGCGGACCAAACTGACGCTCTAGTTGCATCGCAGCCTGCACGCCTGCCTGCTGGTCTAGGGCTGATAGCTGGCGTTCTAAGGCACGCTGTTGAGGCATATATTGAATGCGGAGTTTATTCTCAAGCTCTGCCATGCCAGGAGCCTTCTCCATATATGTTTCAATATTCTTCTTGTACGCCTCTGCATTGGCCTGTGCCACCGCATTCGGATCGGGCGGAGGCGGGGGTGCAGGAATTGAAGGTCCTCCACCCATATTAAACCCTAGCCTTTCGCATAAATGTCATATAGTCGTAACTCCTTGGTTTTCCAGAACGATTAAAGGTGATCCGCTTGCGAGGACCGAATCTCTCCCAAAGGAGCAACAGCAAGCATCGTAAGGATTTAGCACCTTTTGAGGAGATAGTCAAATCAACAAACACATTCTCGCCTTCTTCGCTATGCACATAATGATTAGGCTCTTGCCCATCTTTTATACACCTAGCCAGAGCTACCCCAGCAATGCCCTCCTTATCCTCAACAATGCCAACCATGCCCTGCTTCTCAAACCAGCCAAACCATTCAACCAGGTTAGGCCACATAGCCTCTGGAACACCGCTTTGCTCAATATACTCCACAGCCGTCATAGCGTTTTTTGAACCTCAATTGTGTCTGGATTGGCCGCAGCCGTGATCTGGCGTATCGCCATCTTGTTGGCTGCGCTTGAAATCTTTATATTAAGCAACCGCCATTTCTCATATTTGCGTAGATCACTTGCAAGCTTCTTCTTGACTGATGTTGGAAGAACAGCAGGCAGTACGAATGGTAGTGTTAATATTGCACTTGATATATTTAAGTTGGGCTGAACATCTATATCTCCAACATCTGAATCGCGCTGGATTGATATTGTTGTGTCTGTTGAAAATGAATCATCAAATATAACTTCAAAATGACTTCCATATTTTACAGCAAATGGATCGCCAAAATTAAAGTCCTTTGTTCGCACATAGGACTCGTAATTAAACACGCCTGTTGATGTTGTTGTGGTTGTGCCTGCTGTTGTCGTGTAAACGCCAAAATCCTGATAATCCGCTGTTGTGATTTGAGCAGGTACTTTATATCCACTATACTTTGTAATCTGTCCAGTTGTCAATTTCATCATTAACCTCAAGCCTTGATCTTGGAAGTTGGTTAATGCAAACTGCATTACATTTGGAGTCCATGTGCCTTCAAACGCGCCCAAGGTTGTGTTGTAAACAATGATCGTATCGTTAAAATCGTTTGATCCAGTTGGTATAGCCAAAAAGTATCTGTTGTCGTAGAAGTGAGCAGTTGCTATTCCTATTTTGGCAACATTTATTTCTTGAATAACATCCTTGATTGGTTCAGATAAAGGAAGGCCAATAGATGTAAAATCGTCTGCTGCGGAACGCACGAGCGACCTAATCCCATCGTCCGAAAGAAAGAATATGTCGCTGTTGACTTGAACAGCAGATTGCTCCGCAACGCACCCAGTGTTGTTTGAAATTAACTCAACCGTCCAATCGGCTGCGGTAGTAGCATCTGGTGGTATTGTTACTTGGAATATGCGTCTTTTCTTGAAAACCATAATTCTGCTTTGATAGTATTGAACAATCGCAGTTATTTCATCCCCGTCATCTGCATTAACAACAATGCTGTTAGTTAAATCCCAAACAGAAGCATCAAGAATATCAGAAGCATAAAGTGTATTTCTATTAGAACCAGATCCAACCCCAAACAGCCTATTACCAGTATTGATTAAAAGTCTTAAATTTAGTGGAGGAGGACTAACTGTGGCTGTTGCTGTTGCTCCAGCCCCATCACCAATAATTGTTACTGTGGGTTGGCTTGAGTATCCAGACCCACCATCTACAACCGTAACGCCAGTAACAGCACCGCCAGCAACAGTTGTAATTAAATTTGGGAGTGTTCCACCCCAATCTGGACCCGTAACAATTGCTGTTGCGCTTGTATAGCCAGTGCCTGCGGTTGTGACTGTTATTGCCCTAACCTTACCGCCTTGTCTTGTCGTTATTCCAGTGCCACCCGTGGAAGCTCCATCAAAAAAGTAAAGAGGACCATTCGATTCGGCCATGTACATCTTGTCATTAAACTGAGCCATGCTTACTTTAACGTCAAAATCTGCTGAGAATCCGTCAGCCCATTGTTGATTTTCATTATCCCAAATGCGAGTAGCCCCAGTAAAGCTATCCCATATTTGATCTGCTGGACGAAGAGTTGCAGAGCCATTGGAATCAATCGTGTAAAGCCTGCCCTGCGTAACTGCTATAAGCCTCTCGGATTGTGATGTATCATAATACCTCATCCCGCCAATTGAGCCTTCTTGACTTGTTGCTGTTGTGCTAAAACTTGTAACACCCTTGCGTGTTTCAAGACTTCCTTTCGGAGAAAGGGTCATATTTACCAATTGTTGCGCTTGATTTTCAGCCAATAAATCTGATTGCAGTCCGCTGGCTTGGCCTCCAGAAAAACTGCGGACTCCATCAAACGCCAAGAGATCGTCTAGGTTATTATCGTAGTAAGGCATGATTGCCTCCCTTTAAGCTGAGAACATTTCTTCTATAGTTAGCTCGCCAAGGCTCTGAGGAGTGATCTGCTTAATTCCGCCAACCTGGCTCAATTCGTAGTTAGCCATAGCCGCAAGATCAGAGTTTGCACCCTGCGTAATGGCTTGCGCCTTGGCATACTGCCGTTCACGCTCTAATGCGTCTGCGTGAGTTAATGCAAGAACCAAGTGATGAACGTGGGGCAAGCGAAGTTCGTCACCAAGAGCATCTGTGGAAGGAGGAAAGTCAACGATGTAGTTGGAGCGAGTTATGCACTTTAACTTTTCGACAACCCTAAGAGGAATCGTGCCAGATGTGGCAAGTCTTGGGTAAAGGTTAAGTTGTGCAATGCCACTGCTGTTGCGACCTGTGAAATGGTAGGTATCTGGATCGCCAGTGCGGTCATCAGAAAGCAAGCCTGGGTCTTGGCTGATGATTGTGGCTAAGTCAATCGGGTCAACCTCGGCATCATTATAAGCAACCGAAAGAGGAGTTTCTACATTTGTGCCAAGCGTGATCTGCCTGTTTGTTCCAACTGAGTATGTAGAGTTGGTAACAGTTTCACGCCAAGGCGCAAAGTCCCACACTCGCCGATAGGCCAAGCTTGCGGCCTTCTGCAAAAAGGTAAGTGTATCCGAATCTGTCTTACCAACCTTTTCGCCAGCATACTGAGCGATTTCGGTTAGTGTCATTTAACATTTTCCTGTTCTTTTGCTTGCTGTTGAATTTTCTCAATTAAATTGAAAACTAATTCAAATGGCATTTTCCCAAGAGATGCCAGTATTAAATTTGCCTCTTGTGCGCTAAAATCAAATTTCATTAAACTTCTCCAAGCCAAGCCATCCAATCATTATATTCATTCTCAATTATTTGATCCAAATTCTGTTGTTCACCTGCTTCATTTTGAATGTAAATTGTTTTACTATAAGTAACAATTCTATCACAATCATTGTGACTGAATTTATATACAACCTTATTTTCGTCTTCTGTAATCAATGTCTTCATGTTGCGTAATATGGGATCTTTCTGCTAGTTCCGTTAATTGATACAACAAGGAAATCAACTGGATTAGCTGGAAGTGTTCTTGCTCCAGCCGATGCCGAGGTTGCCGTAGTTGCGGATTCTACTGTAATATCACCACTAATATGAAGCGCGGATGAAGGTGATGATACTCCGATTCCAACTTTGCCATCGCTTTTAAATCTTATTCTTTCAGTTGTTCCGCTACTATAAAATGCTAAATCAGCAGATGAATCTGGTGTCGATATTTTGTATCTGTTGATTGTATTTGTTTTGAACTGAACTGATGCAGAGCTAGTTGCAGTTCCTTCAATAGTAAGAACTGCCACACTGTCGCGAATGTGAAAGATTGAATCAATTGATGTTGTTCCTATTCCAACTCCTCCACCAAAATAAGATTTTACTATTCCGTCACAATAAATTGACCATTTTGATGACGTTCCCTTGCTTATATTTGTATATAAACCATAGGAATTTGCTATTGTTGAATACCCTCCATCTGAAATATATAGTCCGTATGAATTAACCAGAGTTCCAGATGTTTGTGATGGGGTAAATTGAAATCCAATGCTTGATTGCATTGTTCCTGTATAATCATGGCTAGGAAGCATTTGGAATCCATTGTAATGATCCCAATCTGATCCAGATATATTTACCCTTGCATCAAATGAATTGTACGCCATTCCCCCAGCTATTGTTCTTGATAAAAGACTATTATCAGCAATTCCGTGTGCGCTCGTTGTTCCGTTATTATCAATATTTCTACTAACAATAATTGATGAATCTGAACTGTTTTGATTGCTTCCGTTTCCAACGTGAAGCACCCCCAATGGGCTTAATGAATTAACTCCAATCTTGCCTCCTGAATCAATTCTTAATGCTTCTGTTCCATTCGTTGAAACGGCTATTGCATCTGCGCTTGGGAAAAATACGCCAGTATTTAAGTCATTTGATCTTGTGAATACTGGCGCAGATGATGATCCGCTATTAGATGCAGCAATTTGTCTATTAGATGTTATTCTTAGGCTTTCAGAGCCTCCATCCGCAAAAGCAATCGTGTCTGATGCTGGGAAAAATAAACCAGTATTTGTATCTCCAATTGGAACAATGGCTGGGCTTGATGAGGTTCCTGTTCCAGTTGTAATTAAAGTTGTTGATACAAGAGTTGGTATTGTTCCAGTTGTAATTGTTGCACCAGTGCTAAACGTGAAATTGCCAGTTGCATTGGTATAAAGAGAATTGACTGCCTTTACGTTTGTATATGTGCTTAAAGTAAGCGCATCTTCAAACAATTCATTTACAGTTACAGACCTTGGCGCATCGCCTGCGGTAAGATCGGAGTCGGCAATCAATAGCTTGTCCAAGCTGCCAACCGAAGTCATGGCCGTCTGATCGGTGATTAACGCTTGGTAGATGTCTGTTCCGTCAATTAGGTTATGCAACCCTGCGGCTGTAACCGTTCCGTTGGTTGCAAACGTCTGCGAGCGATTGAATTTAATTGCCATATTAAGTTGTAAACCTCAGTGCGGTTGCGAAGATTACTCCAGCGGGAATTGTCCCTGCGGTTGAGCCTTTCCCGATTATGTTGTATTCGACAACATCAGTTGCTATCGGAAAGAAACTTGTTGAAATCAAAGCTCCAGTGCCAGTGGTTGATCCAAGGCTATTGATCGAAGCAATCACAATGTCGCCAAGCTGACATGGCAACCCAAATGTGCCAATTGTCGTATCGTTGGCAGCGTGTGTCTGAACCGTTGCGCTAGTAAAGGCAAATGTGCCATAAGAAACATTTGTTATTTTTGGACCAGCTAGACCGCCAATCTCCAGTGTGCCAACCGTGGCAAGTCCAGTATTGTTAATTGTCGTTGATTCAATCGTACCAAGCGTATTTGTTCCAGTAGAAGAAGTGAATCCAGTTCCAAATGTTGTGAGTCCATTTATTCTTGCAATAGTAGCTGTGCTGATTGTCGCTGTGCTTATTGTTGCAGAGCTTATCGTTACAGTGCCAATCGTTGAAGTTCCAGTTGATGCGGTAATGCTCGAACCAAAAGTAACCGCACCAAGCTGAAGAGGAATTGTTGCAGTGCTGATTGTGGCAGTGCTGATTGTGGCAGTACTAATTGTAGCCGTACTTGCCGATAACGTTCCAATCGTAGCTGTTCCAGTAGTAGCAGAGATGCTTGAACTAAAAGTGGCGGCTCCTGTAACGCTTAAGCTAGAGGATAGTGTGACCGCACCAGTAACAGCCAGACTGGATGACAGAGTGGTCGCACCTGCTGCATTCAAAGTTCCAGTGGATCTAACTCCTGCCGTAGATAATTGCAACGCGCTAGATGTATTGTCGCCATCAGTAATGGTCTGGAGCGTGCCGTCTATCCCGCCCAAGCCATCAGTCTTGAGTAGCTGTGGATAGCTAGTGGCAATGTTCTGTGTTCCAAGTGTGGGCATTTAGTCTCCTAGTTAGAAAGGCGGTTTTTGAGGACATCCCAGGCCATTGAGCAAGCAAGCCCTATTAGCCCAGCTA